CGGTTACCGTTCCCTCGACTTCAAATCGACGGATCTTTCGGCGGAGCAGCCGCTGGGCGATGATCCGCTTTTGGGCCGCGGCCGCAACGCCCAAGATCCGTACCGCGGGTTGATTACAGACGAAGGGCGTATCGAAATCCCGCTTGATTTGCGCGGCACCGGCTTCTGGTTGACGGGGCTGTTCGGCGATCCGACGACAACGACGGTGCCGGCGACCGGCTCGATCGTGTTCTCGGGCCAGCCGGCCGACGGCAGCACGATGACGATCAACGGCGTCGTGTTCACCTTCGTTAACGGATCACCGGTTGGCAACGAGATCGAGATCGGCATCGATCTCGCGACAACGGTGGCGAACGCGGTAACGGTGTTGAATAACAGCGTCGATCCGGATGTCTCGGTTGCCACCTACGGCGAAAGCGGTGGCACGACGCTCACCATCACCCACGACACGCCGGGCACCGGCGGTAATGTCTTCACGCTGGCCGTATCGGCCAACAGCAATGGAACGGTGTCGAATGCTACGTTGACCGGCGGTGGCTACCAGCACGAGTGGCTGTCGGGCGCTGATGAGATTCCAAGTTATACCGTCGAAATCGGCCATCCGTTGCTGGCGACACCGGTGTTCTTCCGCCACGTCGGCACGGTGATGGACAGCCTGGCGTTCGACATGGGCGCCGAGGGCCCGGCCAACGCCAACATCTCAGTGGTTGCCCAGGGCGAGGAGAAGGACTCTATTACAATCGATGCATCCCCCGATACATTCGCGCTCAAGCGGTTCAGCCAGGGCCGCGGTTTTATCCATCGCGGCGGTCTGCCCTTGGCCGGCGTGACCGGCGGCAGCCTCAACTTCTCCAACAACCTGGAACGCGTCCGCGTGATCCGCGACGACGGCAAGATCGAGGCCGCCGATCCCACCATCGCTACCTGCACCGGAGGGATGACCGTGCGGTTCGACGGCTCGACTTTGGTGGCGGAAGCTGCCGACGGCGATCCGGTAGCCCTCGACTACGGTTTCACGATGGTTAATGGCTGGTCGCTGAATTTTGAGCTCTTCCGGGTGTTTTTGCCGAAGCCAAAATACGCCATCTCAGGCCCGGGCGGTGTCGAGGCCAGCTTCGACTGGCGCGCGGCGTTTGATGATAGTAACGGAACGATGCTGCGGGCGCGGCTGCTGAACGATGTTGCGAGCTACGCCTGATAAAAAATTTTAACGCCTCAAGGACTCGCGAGATCCACAGTTACGTGGCCGACACGACCGCCAACGGTTCTTCAGGGGAAATCACAGGAACCGGGTCCAGGCAGTAACTGATCCAGCCCCATCGATCCTGATCGGTCGTGTCTACCGGAAACTCATTACTGACCCAGAAAAACCCCGCAGGCAACTGGACCAGTCCGCTGGGAACGAGGGCGAACACACCGGGGAAGAGAGCGAGAGCAGGCGTATTGCCCGACAAAACAGTAAAGCTGCCGGACACCGTCAAAGTCCAGCCACTGGGGAAGCCATACGGACCGTACTCAGGCAGTGCCGTGTCGATGACCACCGGCCAGAGTTCATCATAGATGGGCCCGCCGACGCTGCCGAGGTTGGGCACGTGTTCGATCCCGAGATGAAGCATGATCACGACTCGCCGACCGCCCGTTTCCGTAAACCACCAGGTATTGGGCCAAAGTCGAAACTCGTAATTGAGCGTGCTCTGGGCAGACGCGGCCGGGAACACATACAAATACACCCATTGCTGCAGCCAGACGCTGTAGTCGTCGGGATCGGGAGGCGCGGTATTGACCAGGTCCGCCCTGAATTCGACGCTGCCGTGGTTCACTGTGATCGCCGTCGTCTCGATGCTTCCGCTGGTCTGCGGCGTACCTGGCGGCAATGACCGCCAGTTCGCAATCGTAAATGGCCTGACGCGGCAACCGCCACAGCGCGGAAACCCGAACGTCGGACCGCGCAGGCCGACCACCACCTGCGGCGGCTCGCTCGCACGCTGCCGGTTCTTGAGATCTCGATATTGTTGGAGCAGGCCTTGGCGCTTCTTCTCGCGCTCCTTGTGCTTACCGTCCGCCGTTTTCGACGGCTGGTCCAACAGCGCCAATTGTCTTCTGATCGAGACGATGTCGTTCCAATCCTGCAGCGCCTGCTCGGAAACGAGTTTTGCTAAATCGGGTTGTTCCGTCATGTCTTCCCCCTTGCCGGGCGCACAAGGCCGATGACGTGAAACCAGGTTTTATTTTAACACGAAGCAGACGGAACTGCATATGAGAGGAAGTCGTCTGTCAGCAGCTCAAGGACGTCACCGGTTACGCTTAAGCCCGAGTTCGTTTCCACGGGCCGGAGGTAAACTCACAAACCGTAAGCCCCCCTTTCATCATCGTGACTAGCGAAACGGTGGTGTCATGGTGGGCTCGCCATCTGCGGCGCGCTGCCTGAATTCGTCCCAACGCACGTCGAAGGCTTTCATGAGACCGTAACCGAGGCCAATTCCGACGATTACCGCGGGCACGCCAATCACAACGGCTTTGCCGATGCCGGCAAGCAAACCAGCCTTTGCCATCGGCGCCGCTCGACCGGCGGCGATGGGAATGTGATAGCCGTGGAATGCCGCAGCCATAACAACCTCCTTCGTGGTCAGTGCGTGCCGGGCAAGATTGCCCTTCCATCAATTCTACATCTGTTTCGATATGGTGTCCCAGATGTGCGCGTCGAGGAGCGTCGTTGTCATCCTACGTCCAGACCTTGTCCGCATACTCGGCCGCCAACGTCCAGCCATATTCCGGGCCACGATCTGACGTCTGACCGATTTCGCGGCGGTCTAAGAAACGAAGATAGCGCAGCTGCATCAACCGGTAATAGAGACTATCCGCACTTGTGGGAAATGCCCGTTTTAGCTCTCCGAAGGTCATGTGATCCTTGCCTCGAGCGTGACGGACGATGTGATTTAGGATGTTTTGTTGCTTGTCGCCAACAAAATGCAACTTCGCGGCGAAGTCGGCGCCGAGCTCTTCATTGACGTCGTCCGCGGATGCCTTGCTGTTTTTGAGGCTATCCGCAAGCCTTTGAATTTTGTCCTCGGCCGCTGCCATGTTTCGTTCTGGCCACTTGAGCCGGGTGCGGAGATCGAACAGCAGATTGCGAAGGTCACTCGGCTCGGTGATCTGGCCACCGAGCCTGCCTCGCAGGGCGGCCGGTAGATCGGCCTGGGTGAGGCCGCGGGCGAGCAACGGGTATGTGTGCGTTGCGCGCGCCCACGCGCCACCCAACTCGAACAGGCACCACTGGCTGCTCAGGCTGTACGGCGTGAGAACGGCCGCGACGCACGATGACTGGGTCAAGTGCTGGCGTAAATACTCGCTGACATCTGCTCCGAGCGGCAAACCGTAGCCGGGGGCGGAAGTACAGAGAATGGCGCGCCCAGGGACCTCCAGGGCCGCTTCGACGATGTCGACGAGAGCGCCGGCGATCTTTGCATCCTTGTGAGCGTGGCTCACGAATAACTGAATCTCTCCCATAATAAATTTCTTTCATGCCAAGCAGCCTGGAAATAACGCCCTCACCAACAGGAGCTGCTGCCAAGTTTTCCTTACAAGGCTGAAGATCCCTACGCGCGTTTGGGCCCGTAAAGTGACGACAAACCTTCCAACGCTTTTCAAGGAGTATAGATGATCCAGCTCGATCTCAAACGCGAGCCGCATTGGCTCGACCTGGGCCATGGGGTGCACGTGCATGTCCGGCCGTGCACCACCGCACTGATGATGGCGGCGCGCGCCGAAGTGCAGCGGAATACCGGGGTCGACGTGACCGAGCCCGAGGCGGCAGGAATACGCACCGCGGAATTGATCAAAACGCTCGGCAAGCTCGCCATCCTCGATTGGGAAGGTGTCGGTGATGGCGAGGGTGACCCTCTAGCGATTACGCCCAATGGCATCGACGCACTCTTGGATCTTTGGCCGATGGCAGACGGATTTGAGCGGCTGTACCTCGGCCCCGCGCTGCTGCTCGATGACGAAAAAAACGCCTGAGGGCCCGCGCCGAGTGGCACTACGGCGGCGGGCCGCAATACTGTACCACTTGTGCCTCGCAGAACCTCCGCTGCGCCAGGGGTGAGCCAGGCCTTGATGGCCGGCTGTGCCCTTATAGAGACCATGAACTGGTGACGGATGCCGGCTGGCAAGCCTGGGATGTCGTCACACGCTGTTCCGGCCAGCTTCGATTCTCTCCCAGCGGGGCGTCTGTTCTCGGTCTCGAACTCGAGATCGCTCTCTCGATCGGTTCCGCCCTCGGCTACGACACGATGGCCCTCGCCGAACTTCTGCCGGCGGCGGAAGCGGGACTCATTGCGGCACTCAACAACCGCTTGTCAGATACACCACCATGACAACTGAAGATCCTACTCGCGGCCTGGAGGATACGTCGATGGCACCTGATCGCGATCGCATCTACGGCCGGCCGACGTCTGATGGCGGGCCGAGGCCGGACGACTGTCCACCGGACCGGGTGCAGATCTGCAGCGAGCAAATGGCACGATCGGCGCATGACGTGGCGCACAAGATTCTTCAGACCTTGTTCGCCGTCGACATCGACGATCCGGCCAGCATCGAGGAATTCCAGAACCGCCGCCGGCGCGAGGCCGAGCTGCATGCGGTGATCGAAAAAGCCATGACCGGCACGCTGTGGGGCATTGCCAAGATCACCGCGGCGATCCTCATCGCGATTGGCGTGTTACACCTCAAAGAAATCGCCGCCTGGTTCGGCAAACCGTAAGAAACGCCTATGACCAATCGCTCGCTTGCCATCCGCCTTGCCGTCGTTGACGGCGGCAAGGTCAAGGCCGAATTGCGCGATGTCGGCGACACTGGCCAACGGGCGTTGAGCCGCATCGAGGATGCCTCTCGGCCGGCCTCGAAAGCGCTGCAGGCCCTGGACGGTGTGACAGGCGAGGTGCGCGCCGGCCTTGAAGGCATGGCCAGTCGTCTCGGCCCGGTGGGCAGCGGCCTGTCGCGCATCGGCCCCGCGGGTTTGGCGGCAGCCGCGGCCATCGCCGGCGTCGGTGCGGCACTCAAAGTCGGTTTTCAGGAGGCGGCCGAAGCGGATCGTTCATACCGGAGGCTGGAAGCGGTGCTCAAGGCAACCGGCTCCGCCTCGGGGCTGACGGCACAACAGATCGCGTCCTTCGCCGAGGACGTGGAGCGCGCAACGTTGGCGACCGCGGAGGCCGTGCAGGACGCGGCGTCGGTTCTCGCTACCTTCCGTTCGGTCGCGGGCGACACCTTCACTCGTGCGTTGTCGCTGGCCCAGGACCTGTCTGCGGTGTTCGGCCAGGATCTGTCGTCGACGGCGACCCAGCTGGGCAAGGCATTGGAGGACCCGATCCAGGGGATTAGCGCGCTGCGCCGAGTGGGCGTCTCGTTCAGCGAAAGCCAGCGCGAATTGATCCGCACCCTGGTCGAAACCGGCGAGACCGCCGACGCGCAACGAGTCATTCTGGATGCGCTGGAACAACAGGTGGGCGGTGCCGGGGCCGCCGAGGCCGGCGGCCTCACCGGTGCCACCAATCGCTTGGGCGACGCCTGGGGCAATCTTCTTGAAACCTTGGGCCGCACACCTGCTGTCACCGGCGTTGCCCAGGGCGCGCTAGAAATTCTCTCCGATGGTCTCGACGGGCTCGCGTCAGTTCTGGACGAGGATCCGATCGCCGAGCGCATCGCGGCGACCGAGGCACGTCTCGCCGAGGCGCGGGCAAGACTGAACAGCCCCGGCAGCGCCGTGGCGCGCACGGTCCAGCGACAGCGGATTGCCGATCTGGAACAAGAACTCGCAACTCTCACCCGCCTCGGCGCAGCGGAAGCAGAAGCCGCGAAAGAACAGCAGGCACGCGCCGAGGCCGGCCGGCGAGCCGCCGAAGCCGAGCGACTGGCCGAAGTTCTGGCCGGCCAACGCCGTGAGCTGGACAAGGTCTACGCGCAATTGCTCACCGAGCCGGCCGAGAGGATCGCCAAGGTCAATCGGGAGTTGGAGGAAACGAGGCAGCGCTTGGACGCCTTGCGCGCGGCCGATGGTTCGAACACCGCGGACGTAGATGCCGCGATCGGTTTGGCTGATGAGATCGCGCGGCGCAAGATCACGGCGATCGAAAAACCGCTTGCCGATGCCGCCGCAAGGGCCTATCGGGCCAATGTCAAGGTCATCGACGATCTCTCGCGGCAGATCACCACCTTCGGTGATGAGCGCCGGCAATTTGTCGATCAGGCGCTGTCACGGCTCTCGGACACCGCCACCGACGCACAACGTACTCAAGTGCAAAACCTGGCGAATGCGCTGTTCGACGAAAAACAAGCGCGTGTCGAGCTGGCCGAAGCAATGCGCGCCGAGGAGCGGCTGCGTCAAGAAGGCTCGCGGTTGATCGAGGCCAGCCGAAGCCCGGCCGAGCAATTGGCCACAACCCTCGCTCACTTGGACGAACTCATGCGCATCGGCGCCATCGATGCCGTGACCCACGGGCGTGCCGTTGCCGACGCCTTCGCCGAAATGGTAGCGGCCACCGACCAGGCGTTGCGCGCCAGCCGTGACTGGCGCGATGGCGTTGAGCGGGCCTTGCGGGATTACGCGTCCGAAGTGACAAATGCTGCGCAAATCGCCGAGCGCGTCACCACAGATGCCTTTCACGGCATGGAAGACGCGCTTGAGCGCTTTGTCGAAACCGGCAAGCTCGACTTCCACTCGCTGATCGATAGCATGATCGCCGACATCACGCGGCTCACCGTTCGTGCCGCGATTACCGGGCCGTTGGCGGGAGCCCTCGCATCAGCGTTTGGCAGCCTCGGGACCGCCGGGGCCGGCACCACATCCGGCGGGGCAGGACTTACGGGAAATGCCGTCGCCGGCGTCACCGCACATACGGGCGGCATCATCGGCCGCGATCCACTGCCGCAGCGATCCTTGCCGGCGGCGCTCTTTACCGACGCACCGCGTTTCCATGGCGGCTTGGCACCGGGCGAATTCCCGGCCATCCTGAAACACGGCGAAGGCGTGTTCACACCGGGACAGATGGCGGCATTGGGGCGCGTGAATGTCACCGTCATCAACAACGCCGACACCGAAGTAAATGTCGCCGAACGCCAAGGCCGCGACGGCGTCGACATCGGCATTGAAATCAACCGCGCCGTCGGCCGCGCCATCCGCACCCGCGGCTCCGAGGCTCACCAGGCTGTGCTCGATGTCGCCGGCCAAGGGCCGGCGATAAGGCAGAGGTAGGACATGGCTTCCGCCAGCTGGCCTTCGAGCCTGCCGCAGTACGTGCTCTCGTCAGGTTATTCGGAGACACCGCCGAAGAACCACATTCGCACCGAGATGGCGGCGGGACCAGCCAAGGTGCGCCGGCGGACCACCGCCAATGTACGCAGCATCGCGTGTAAGGTTAGGCTGAGCCATGCACAGCAAGCGACCCTCGATCAATTCTACCTCGTCGACACGTTGTCCGGCGCGTTGCCGTTCGACTGGGTCCATCCGGTGAGCCGCGCGCCGGCCGAGATGCGGTTTGTCGAAGAGCCGACTTATTCGACGGCGCAAAGCAGTATGCACCTGATCGCGTCCTTGAAGCTGGAGATCCTACCGTGAGTGTGACGATGGCGGCGACGACTCGACGGGCGATCGATGCGCAACAGACCGAGGAAGCGTTCCTGGTTCTGCTCACGGTGCGCCATGTGGACCTGATCGATCCGATCCGTCTCACGTCCGATGGTGTAGCGACGGTCCGCTCGGACGGTACGTACCATCCATTTCCGTTTCGTATCACTCTGCCGCGGCACACCGATGCGCAGGACGCCGGCGCAACCTTGGAAGTCGATATCGTTGATCGGCAGATCATCAATATGCTGCGCGCGATCGATACCGCGCCCACGATCGACATCGAGGTCATCGCCGCCAGTGAGCCCGATCAGCCGATCGTCCGCTATCCCGGATTGAAGTGGGACGTTGGCGACCACAACGAGTTAACCCTATCCGGCCAGCTGCGCATCGACGACTTTTCTGACGAGCCGTTGACCGCGGCGTTCACACCATCGCGCTTTCAAGCCTTATTTCGATCATAGCCGATGTCCTGGTCGACAGAATACGTGGGCCTGCCTTGGTGCGAGCGGGGGCGGGATCGTTCGGGTGTCGATTGCTGGGGCCTGGTACGGCTGGTTCTCCAGGAACAGCGGAAGATTTCGCTTCCGTCGTTCGCAGACGATTATGCCAAAGATGACGGGCCGGCAATTGCGGCACTGATCGACGCCAATCGCGGCCTCGGGCTTTCGGTGCCGACCGGTGAGGAACACGCGTTCGATCTCGTCCATTGCCGCATGCCGTGCAGCATGGGTGAAAAAATTCATTTGCTGCCCTGGCATGTGGGCCTCGTCGCCGAACCGGGCGCGATGCTGCACATCACCAGCACTCTCGGCTCGGCCGCGATCGAGCGATATCGCGACAACTCTCGGCTTCGGCATGCCATCCTCGGGTTTTATCGTGTCCCATCCCACTGAGACCTTCGCGGTGGTCGCCGCGCCGCATCCGTTTTCCGACGAACGCCTGCGCGGACGGTTTGCCTGCGGCACCACGCTGAGCGACGTGCTCGCCGAATTGCAACCTGATTTGCGTTTACGGCGCCGCGCGGTGATCGCCGTCAATGGAACACAGGTTGGGCCCGAGCTGTGGGATAATTGTTGTCCCGTCCCCGGCGACCGCGTGGCGGTGATCGTGCTACCGCCCGAGGGCGGCAATTCGGGCGGGATCATCCTGCAGACCTTGCTGGCCGCCGTCGTCATCATCGCCGGCATCGCCACCCAGAACTACTGGCTCGTGGGCATGGGCGCGTTACAGCTGGCCGGTGCGGGATACTCGGCCTACCAGGCGGCAACGGCGCCCGCGATCGCGACGCTGTCCTCGGAGCCGGCGCCCAAGTCCGGCACCTTGGCGGTCACGGCGATCCGCAACCGCGCCAAACCGTGGGGTGCCGTGCCGCGGATTTTGGGCAAGCACCGAGCGGTACCGCCCTATGCGGCGCTGCCGGTGACCGAAATCGTCGGTGGCGATAAATGGCTGAGGGTGATCTTCGCATTGTCCTACGGCCCAGTGGTGATGGAGGCACCCAAGATCGGTGAGACGGATCTCTCGGCCTTCACCGGCATCGAGACCGAGTTCCGCCGCGGCTATTTGCCGGAGAGCCTCATCGATCGCGGATCATGGGATGCCTCACAAGGTGTTTTTCCTTCCTCACCCCAGTTCGGCGAGACCTGGACCATCAGCATCGGTGGCACCTTGGATGGTGTGATCTATCTTCCGGGCGAGACCATTACCTTCAATGGCCTTGCGCCGTCTTATGCATCGGCAGCCTGGGACAAAGACCAGCTCAAGCCGTTCTCGCTCTATCCCGCCGATATCCATCAGGAGGATTTAAGCCAGCAGTTGACCGCCGACGCCAGCTGGATCACACGCACCACTCAGACGGATGCCGATGAGCTGTCGATCGACATCACGTTTCCGCGTGGACTGCTGAAGGTGGCCGTGCCGTCCAACGACAAGCGCGCGTTCACCGTTGAGATCGAGATCCGCTATGCCCCCGCGGGCACCACCGATTGGCTCAGCCTGGGTGTTTTCCCGATCACCGGCCGTCAGCAGGATCCCCTGTACTGGGGCCATCGTTGGCGAGTGGACAGAGCCGCAGCCACTAACGGCCAATTCGATGTGGCGGCGCGCAGGATCACGCCCGCGAACCCCACCCAGGACGATGAGATCACCGGGGACAGCTACTGGACCAGCCTGCGCACCATCACCAACGACGATCCCGTGTCGTTTCCGGGTTTGGCGATGCTGGCGATGCGGGTGAAACCGACGGAGCTCGCCAACGGCACCTTGGATGAATTTTCGTGCATACTCACGTCCATTGCCAATGCTTATGAAAGTGGATCCTGGGCCTGGCGGCCGACGCAAAATCCCGCCGCTTTGTATCGCTCGATCTTCCAGGTGGCGCCTAACAGGACCTTGAGCGATGATCAGATTGATATTGCGCGTCTGGAAGACTGGGCGGAGATCTGTGCGACCAAGGGCTTCGTGTTCAACACTTACGTGGATTGGGAGCTGTCGCGTAAACAGGCCGCCATTCTCATCTGCGCCGCCGGCCGGGCCGTGCCGTCGGTGCGTAACGGCTTGAAACGTTCCGTCGTCATCGATCAGCCGAAGACCGACGTCGTCCAGGTGTTCTCACCGCGCAACAGCTGGGGCTATTCCGGGCAGATCCGCTTTCCCCAGCTGCCGCACGGCTATCTCATCGCGTTCGCCAACGAAAACGCCAACTACAAACCCGACGAGCGGATCGTCTACGCCGACGGTTATGGCGAGGGCACTGCGACCGAGATCGAGCGCTTGGATGTGTTGGGCATCACCGATCCCGATCTTGCCTGGAAGCAGGGACGCTTCGTCTGGGCCGAACGCAAGCGGCGCCGGCACAGCCACGTCTGGTTCGCCGATATTGAGGCACTGGTGTGCGAGCCGTTCGACCTGGTCAGTCTGGCGACCGATACCATCAGCGTCGGCCTCGGCGCCGGGCGGATCAAGGAGCTGAC